CTTTTACGGCGTCTAAAGCTCCCGAAAGATCTCCGGATGATATGGCTCCAATTACTCCCCCGAGAGTTCTTACGGCCGATATAGCGGCCCTAACGGGGGTTAAAATAGCAGCTATTACAGTTTGGACAGTTTCCGGAAGTTCGTTAAACTTATCTCCGACAAAATCAACCGCTTTTCCGATCTCTTCAATAATTACGGCCGTTAGAGAATCTTCTCCCCTAAAAAATGCGATTAAATCGTCAATGACTAAAAATACGACCGCAAAAGCCGCCGCGATTAAAGCCCCGATTAATATAAATTTAGCGGCTAGAATCAAAAGCCCCGCATTTGTAACGCCAATAGCTGCGGCCAGGCCCCCAAAAGCTGTAATCATTGTCCCGACTGCGGTTATCATAAAACCGAATAAAAGGAGCAATGGCCCGACTACTGCGGCCAATCCCGCAACGATTAATATTAAAGTCTTTGTAGATCCGCTTAATTCTTGGATCCATTCTACGACTCGCATTACTGCTTTTAATAGTGCTAGGGCCGGAGGTAAAAGGATCTTCCCAAAAGATATGGCGAGATCACTTACTCTAGTTTTCATTAATCTAAATTGATTCGCAAAACCTTGATTCGTTCGGGCATAATCCCCGATAGCGTTTTTGGATTGCTCTTGGGCCAATTTAAGAGTAGCGAAAGCTTTCGCTTGTCTTTCGGTCTCGAAAGTCATTCCTTGAGCGGTTAGAATAGCTACTTTCTTTTTTACGTCTTCTTCTAGGATCGAAATACCTAAAGATTTTATAGACTCTCTTTCCCCGAGTAGTGCTTTAGTTAAGGCTTGAGACGCCCCTTCCGCCCCTCCGGAAAAGTTAGTAAATGAAGCTAAATCGACGGCGAGCTCTTGGACGCCTTTAGAAAGATCTAGGGCTTTTTCTTGAGTAAACCCGAATCCGGTTAATAGATCCCCGGTATCTCCGAGAAGTTCTTTCGCTTTAACCGAACTTAATCCGAAACTTGTCGCTAAATCTTTTGCGGTCTTTTCGGCTCTATCTGATATTCCTTTAAAAACAGTGTTATATTTTGATTCGGTTTCTTCCGCATCCGAAGCGGATTTAACCATGGCCGCCCCAAGGGCTAATATAGGAAGAGTAACGAAAGTTGATAACTGTCTTCCCGCTCTAGTTGAGGATTGAGCGAGTTTATCCATATTCTTTTTGACGCTATCGATAGAATTATCTATCTTTTTTATTTTTGCTTCGTCTACATCGAATCCAAATTTCGTTATAAGTTCTCTTAAAATCACTCTTACTTCCTTGGCCTATTGGCATGAGCGTTTATTTCTTCTTGGATGTCTAACGCTTCATGAAGATCTAAGATATCGCATAAACTTAATTTTTCTTCTATCTCCGTAAAGGTCGTCTTATCCGCCATGATCGGTCTCATAAAAAACCAATCTATATTTGTTTCTCCAACTTCATATCCTCGCGTAGCCTCGTTAGAGGTGTTTATTCTTTTAGCTCGGCGAGGCCGCCGAAAAAATCCCCGAAGTTTACCTCCAAAGAAAATTTTACGACTTTAAATAGATGGAGAAGTCCGTGTTTTCCAAAATGAGTCTCTAAATTAGAGATCTTTCTAAATTCGTCCGCGCCTTCTTCCTTAAAAGTTATTAGGTCTTTAACAAGTAAATCCTTCATAAGTCGATCTACTTCTTTCTCGCTTAATCGCATAGAAAGCTCTTCGACTGCGGTTCCGATAAGTTTTTCATCGAAACTAGAATCCATAAGAGATTGTCCCTCTTTTTTGTCAATGCCCGAGATCATGCTCGCAATGGGCTTTCCTAAAAGTTTTAATAATCTTGTAAGTAAAGCGGAAGATTTAAAAGGATTCATTTCATACATAACGTAATCGATCCCATCTATTTCTCTTTCGTGTGGTTTTCTCATGTCTTTCTCCTTTATTTTTATTTTTTATAGATGGCCTTACGCCTCGGCCATCTTAAAAATTTTTAATTTCCTCTTACGTCCATTTCTAAGACTTCACATTGGATAACCCATTCTCTAGTCCCAACTTCTTTTCCGTAACCCGATTCGGCTTGTTTAACTACATAGCCCGCTTCGGATTCGTGAACATCATTTCCGGAGTTATCTCTAAAACCGCAAGGGACAATATCTCCGCTTCGAGCTAGGTCGCTTAAAACGCCGTTCGAAGCCGAAGTTTGTTGTAAAGTTATAGTGAATTTTCCGGCTTTATTGGCGTTCTTAGTTCTAGTCCCGCCGCCCGATGTACTAGGCTCGAACGAATATCCGTCCTCGTCCATTGCTACTTTTATTTCATTCCATTGCTCAATGATGTTTCCATCAATAATCATCGAACCTTCTTCGGGTGAATACGTTTTCATTATCTTCTCCTTATACCGTTACCGTTCCATTAATTTTAATTTCGTGGACTGCACCTTGTAGAACCCCGCTAAACTTGATATCCGGAAGGATTCTAGAAGCTCTATCATTAAACGAAATATCTCTTACGTCCGGTTTTGTAATTGTAGACAATCCCGGAGTTAAAATTCCTTGATTTTCCGCTCTAGTTAGAACGCTTCTCATTTCCGTTACGATGATATCGACGCCCGCATTTGTAAAAGGAATCTTAGGAAGATTCGCTAGTCTTGCAAAAATAGCTTCTTGCATACGAGCATGGATCCAATCTACTCCGCGGATCTCATCGATGAAAGATCCATCGGCCATCCATCCTTCTTCGGCGATATTTACTCCGCCCACGGTATTATAATAATTTGATTTTTTATCTCTTAGAGCCGTTCTTTCGGTTCCGCTTAATACGCTTGGGGTTTGTCCCGAAAGGGTTTTAAACTTCCAAGTAATTGATCCGGGAAGGGCCGGAAGAACTCGTCCAAGCCATGCGCAATCCGGGAATCTTTTAGCCGTTACGTTTTCGGCTTTTTCATTAAAGAATGAAAAGCTTCTCGCCCTGACCAAAGTGTTTAGATCGTAAGCGATATCCGCTACCGAAGCCGGGTTAATCATTTCCGCGTCATTGGAAGCATATCCGCTTATTTTTCTTAAAGTTTCAACGTAAGAAGCTCCAAGAAGTTGACTAGCTTTAGTTCTATCCGTCATAGCTAGAGCATACCAATCGTCATTTTCGTTTTGGATCGCCGTAAGAGCGTCCGTTACGGATTCTAGCCCTTCGATATATCCTACGATCGCTTTTTCCGGGACTAAGGCTTGAGAGAAATAATCCGTAAGAGCCTCGTAAACAAGATCTCCCGCAGCGAAATCCGTTTTATAAGATTCGTTATCGTATTCTCTTACTCTAGTCGTTTGGCCAGCGGGCTTTTCCGCGTCATCGGCCAGTAAAAGCATAATCCCAAAACCTTTTTGAGATACCGCCTTAGTTTGGCGGCTTATTTGAATATTAATAATTCGGTCTAAATCACTCATTTTTTATTCTCCTTCTATGGAATTTGTATAGTCGTTTTATTACTATCTACAATTTGATCGGCCTCGTTTTTAATCTCTCCGTCTACCGTTACTTCTTCTACTGGATCTACATTTTCAGACATAGAAGAAATAGTTCGAAGTCTAACATCCATTTGAAACCGCTCCTCATATTCAGATTGTACGAGAGAAGTTAGGTCTTGGGAAGACAAGGCTTCTATAATAATTAGTTCTTTTGAATGGTTTGTTTTCATTAACAAGTATAATTTATGGCGAAAATTTCTTGAGTTAAATAGTTTTTGGAGTTTGGACATTAAAGCCCCGGCTCCGGCCCTATAAATATTTATAGAAGCAACGAATTCTCTTTGGCCAATGGTCTCGACTAATAAGTTTCCCGCGCCATCGTCGGAAAATCTCTCGTCGTCGGTTCCTTCTTGTATTGGGCCCGTAATTATTTTAATAGTTCCATAATTTTTTCCCTCGGGGACGCCCGTTACAGGATCGCGGGCGGAAGCTTGATCTTCGAAACGAAAATCGATCCCGAGGTCGGTCGTTATGGATTCCCATAAAACGTCCTTAATTTCGGCTATATCTGGAATATTGAAAGTTGTCGCCATTATCTCTCATCCTTTTTTAATATCGCTATAATTTTATAATGGGGGATAAGCGTATCGTATTTTCTTACTTCGGCCACTTCCCATTCCCTATTCTGGTATAAAATTACATCCGCCGCCCCGTCGCTTTCTTTGGCCCGAAGTCTAGTCTCGGAATATATTTTTATAGCTCCTTCAATATGGGAGCCAAATGTCTCCCTAATAGTTTTTAAGTTTCTTTCGGGTTGAAGGTTCCCTTCTATAGTCAAAGGCGTAGACGCGGCTTCTACGATCGTTCCGCGGACATTTGTGGCATGTCCCCGCCTTTCTACGTCTATACTCATGGATTTTAATAAACTTAAAGTCATGACTCTACCTCGTAATCAATTGACTGTCTTAGTCTTCCCGTATCGATAAGCGGGTTTGAAGATCCTTTAGCTCGGATCGTAGAAGCGGCATTGGCCGGGCTTCTTAGATTTACAATTTTTTGGACGATATTTCCTTTTATAAGAGTTCCCATAATGGCCAGGGCGGTATCTACCGTCATTCTCCCTTTAAATATGGCCTCTTGTAATTGGAAAGCTTTTCCAAAAATTCGTCTTTTTCTTTCGTCTACCGTTGATCTAATAAAGGATCTCTCCGGAATATCTTTAGTTCCAAATTCGTTATAGGACGCGTATTCTAAAACGGTTACGCCTTCTTCGTTGGATTCTCCTTCTCCGAGAACGCCGATTTTCGTAAAAGGTTTATCCGCAAGATTTCGCATTTGTTTAAGCCATTCTTTATAACCTAAATCGTTGTCTATAACTTTTGATCCCATAAATTAATCCAATACCATTGGGTTTATGACTAATGCGTTTCGCATTTGAATAAATTGTTTTCCGTATTGAGTTTGGTTTAATTCGGCGTCTAGGCTTTTTCCGGAGGAAGTAGAATAAGAGACTGCTAGATCTCCAACTTTCTCGCTGGCCTTTTCCCCATTTTGGGCCCTACTCGGATCCATCATAGTTAGGCTATGCGCGGTTAATAAATAAACCGCTTGAGCGTAGGAGTTACCGAAGACTATTTTGCCTACTTGCAATTCAGCTAAATCCATATAGTATTGAACTCGGGCGTCGGATTGAGCCACGAATTCGGAAAAAATTGTTCTAAATTCGGCTAAAGTTGGTTCCAATTTTAACTCCTATATTGTAAGATCGCTTTTCATCCATGAGCCGCGACCTTTGAGAGAAAAAGAAATATAAAGCCCCGATCCTTGGGGCTTTTGTTTTATTCGTTACCGTCTAAGGCTTCTTTATTTAATTTTATTTGATCTTCGATCGCTTGGAGAACGGTTTTTCTCGCTTTGTCCGAAGTCTCTTCAATTTGAAACTTCATAAGAACGTCGTAATCGTTCGTTTCTTTAATTAATTTAATGGCATCGGCCGCATTATATCCGCCCAATAGTGACGCCGCTAGGTCGTCTTCTACATCCATTTCCGGTATTTCAAGACATCCGCTTTCGATCTTATCTTCAAGCATTTTAATATGCTTTTTAACCATAAATTCTTCCTCGTAATTCGCTCCGGGAAGAAGATTCATCCCGCCAACTACGATAATTCTTTCTTTTTTGTTAATAATTGCTACTTTCATTTAAAACTCCTTTAATAGTCTTTTTTCTTCTCATTCAAAAAAGGGGAGGACGCCGCCTCCCCTTTAGGTATTTATAAAAATTTTTTATAATCTTATAAACCGTCCGCGAAAATTGTCGCCAATGGATAGTAAATAATAACCCCGCCAAATCTCTCATGACAGTAAACAACGAATTCCATTCCTTCTTCTTGCGGAGGGAATTGTTCGAAGTCTTGAGGGATCTCAAGAGTTACTACGTCCGGATCTCTCCTATAAGCGAACATCCTATCAGTAGCTCCGGCCCCAAGACCTTTAAGCTTATGATAGTGATCTACGTTTTGGATAAAAGGATTATTCTTCATAAAATATTGAAGGATAGTCATATCGCTATTATCGCTTCTTGGGGTAGAGGCGATCAACGTATATTGAGCGATCGGAAGTAAAAGAGTATCTACGGTCTCAACTCCATTGGTAAGGTCTACCGGAGTATTAACCATTCCGTTTAAATCTCTAAGGATTTGGGCCGGAGTTTTTGAAGCGAAAGTTTTCGCCGATCCCGTTCCATCCGCCGGAAGAGTATACTCCGTCGTATTGGCATTCGTGAAAAGTCCGCCAAGACCGGACTTCGCGTCCCCTTTAGCTCCGATTTCGTCTTCGGTTTGCATCATTGCTTTTCTTGCGGTATTGGCTCGTCTTTGTTCAAGAGGAGTTCCCGCCATTTTAGCTTTACGGATCTCTTGGATTGAATATCCATAAGAATCCCCTAATGATTTAACAGGGCTTGAAAATTGTTTCTTTCTTACGTCAACTCTTGGGAAGTCTTTTGCGTAAGATTCGACGATTTTCGCCATCCCTACCGAATCATATTGGTAGTAAGTAATAGTTTCCGCTCCCGGATCTACGTCACTATTTACAGGAACTAATTTTCTAATTTTTAGTTCCGGATATTTTTTATCGTAGGTTTTAACTTTAATCTTCTCTAGCTCGCGCTCGAAGAAGATTGTCTCTTGGGCATCTAATTTAGTTTCCATTATCTATTCTCCTTCTATTAGATATTGATTTCGAGAAGAGCAAGTTCTCCCGCTCCCGCAGCACCTTTAACAACTTTAACCTTATCACTAATGTCTAAGGTATTGGCCGCATCCGCGGTAGCTCTTACACCGCCTAGATAAGTCCCGCCGTTGATTCTAAGATAAACGGCCGAATTTTTTGGAAGAGCTTCTTCCGCAATAACCCAAATTCTACCTTTTCTTAAAACCGATACAACGTCTTTAGCCGCTAAAACCGCGCTTTCAACGTGTTGATGAACTACGAACCCTTCAAATTGAGCTAACGTCATCGCTAACGCCGCCGCTTTTGATTGCTCTTCATCCGTCCCCGATTGAACGCCTCTACCAAACTCAACTCCCGCGCCTTCAATTATTCGAGAAACGCTATCGATGTTATTAACATCGCCGAGAAGACCTTCGAAAGCTGCGTCTAAATTTACATCATAATTTAATTGCATACTTGACTCCTTTTAGTCTCTTGTAGTTGAAAGCGGCTTAGTATACGCGTTTCTAGATTCCTCTAGCATTTTTTCGCGGGCTTTGGCCGAATCTAACTTAGTCTCATTATTATCTTTAGAATCTGTTTTCGTTTTATTGTTGATTTGATCTTTCAACTTATCCGAATAAGACTCCATGTTTTCTACGATACCGTCAAATCTTGCATCGATATAGTCTTCCGACTTCTCGTCAAGCTTAACGTCCGGAGAAACCGCAGTGATAACTTGTTTTTTAATTTCAAGGTTAGACAATCCGTCTTTTTTGAAATCTTTAACAAGCTTTCCGGCCGCTTCACAAATCGAAGTTCTCTCTTCTACAAGAGTATCAATTTCGTTAGCGTCCATCTTACTTTCGGCTTTTTCTTTTAATTTTTTGTTTTCGTCCTCTAGGCCATCGGCTTTCGCTTCTAACTTAGCGGAAGTTTTCTTCGTCTCTTTTAACTCATCGTTAAGAGTGTCGTTTTTAGCTTCGGCTTTAGCCGTTTCTTTTTTAGCCGCTGAAATAGCTTCGTCGTTTTTAGCTTCGTTTTTACGGAAAGCTTTCGCGATTTCGGAACTTACTTCAAATTCTTGGCCATCAATTTTAATCGTTTCCATCTTTGGATCCTCCAATCTTATATTTTTATCGTAAAGGATTGCTTCGTCCTCGTCTAGTCGTAACTTGCAATTATTTCCCGCACGACCGCGCGGAACCAATGCGACATGGTTATATCTTATATTTGTTTGGCGGACGTCGTAGACTTCGCCGTTATAAACTCCGCTTTCGTCGAGCATATCGCAATTATACCCGCAAGAAACTTCTTGATCTTGTCTAAGAGTCATTCGCTTTTCGACTTCTCTTACGCCTTTTTCGTTCGTAATAGTTCCCGTCGTATCGACAAAAGTATTTTCCGAAACTTTAGTAAAATCTCCGGTAAGTCCTACGGATACTTGTCCGACATTTTTCGAAGTAACTAAACCGTTTGGTATGTTTTTAGGATGGAGGAGAGTTATGGGTTTTCCCGCTAAAGTCTCTAAAGATTCCGGAGCGAAAACGTCGTCCGGATGTCTTAGCTCGCGACTAATAGATCCATCTTTTTTAAGATATTTAAAAACTCCGGTTCTCGTAGCTCGCATTTGAACTTTTAGAAAGCCTTCGTCCGTTTTAATAACGGAGGAAGAAGATCCAAATTGATCGTATCGCCTTTCGTGGGTTACTTGGGCGTTATCTAGTCGAATTTCCGTTTTCTTTTTAGTATCGTCCATAACTTGATATTAAATATTAATTTCCTTTTTGCCTAGCCCTATTTAATAGAACTAACTTTCGCCTTCAATAACGATAATTCCGACTCAATAGTTTTTATCTTTAGGGCGTCTCTATTTTTTATCGCCGCCAATAGGGCTTTTTTATTAACTTCCGAAGGATTCTTGTCGAATTTATTCCCAAGAGATTCTACCCTCTTATCCGCCGATTTGAATTCTTTTTTAATATCTTTAAACTCTTTTTCCAATATGGGAATAGTTTTTTTATTTTCTATTTTCTTAGGAGTCGCTTTCTTAGGAGTCGCTTTCTTAGGAGTCGCTTTCTTAGGAGTCGCTTTCTTAGGAGTCGCTTTCTTAGGAGTCGCTTTC